AAAAGGCCCGCCACGCGACTGTTCTTTTGGGTCCAGAAACACAGCCCGCATTTGTCCAGCCATTGGGCGCAATAAGTGGTTCACTGCCCCCGCATAGCTGTGCAAGGAAGCATCCAAAGGCGTTGTCGCTGGTGCTGAGGACTCCGGGCACGTTTTCCCAGAATACGATGGCGGGCCGCTCTCCGCGAACATGTCGAACTGTGTCAATGGCATTTGCAATCTCACAAAAGGTCAGGGATAAATTGCCTCGGGCATCGCCCAAAGACTGGCGAAGGCCCGCAACACTGAAAGCCTGGCAAGGCGTGCCACCGCAAAACACATCAGGTGCCTCCACCTCGCCAGACAAAATACGCTCAGGCAGTGCCGTCATGTCACCCAAGTTTGGCGTATCGGGGCAATGGTGCGCCAGCACGGCGCTGGGGAACGGCTCAATCTCAGACAACCATGCGGCTTTCCACCCCAGCGGGTGCCAAGCCACGCTTGCGGCTTCGATGCCGCTGCAAACCGATCCAAAACGCATATTCAGCCTTTAAAACTTGGCGTGATTTTACACCAGTTTTCAACCTTGCGTAAATAGCTTTAATCTTATTCGGGCTTCTGCCCCTTGCGCTCCCTGCGCCGCCCGTCTTTGCTGATCAGCTCGTAAAACCTTGACCGGCTAATGCCCAGCTCTTGGCAAACTGACAGCGCATTGGCCCCGGTGAACATGGCCCGCGCTTGGGCGCGCAGCTCTTCGCTTTTGGCCGAATAAAAGCGCACGCGCCGCCCGCCCCAGGCTTTGCGCATGGCCCAAAACAGGCGCGCCGCCACCTCGGCCGCTTGGCGCTCGGGCAGCTCCAGCACTTCGCGCACGATGCCGGTCAGGTCAGACACCAAAGCAGCCTGCACATCCTCGCGGGTGCGCGGCTCTTCGTCTTCGGCGGCTTGCGTGTCGCCCTGCATGCCCACGCCATGCGCCATCATTGATCCAGCCACCATTGCGCCGACCACTTGATGGGCCCGCGGCTAACATGGAAGCGCATACCCAACTCGCCCGCCAGCCGTTCATCATTGCGCGGGTTTGCAGGCAGGCTCCAGGTTTGCCCATTCCACCAGCGCAGAGTCTCCGGGTCTTCGTCCGAATTGGCTGGCCACCAGCCCATTCCGGGCGGCGCACCATCGCGCCACACCGGGCGGCGCGGCACTTGGTAGGTCTTGTCGTCGTTGGCGGTCAGGGGGTAGTGGGTGGCGGGCGTGTGCATGGTCGAATTGTAAACGAATGTTCAACGCTTAACGAGTAAAGCCTTGTATCGCATCTCTCGAAATTTTTCAACGATTCTTGCTGGGCTTACTCCTTCAGGGACTATTCCCCCGTCCTTCTGTGCGACCCACGGTGACAGTACTTCGAGTGTGTCCGGAATGTAAACATGGCCCTCAAAATCTTTTTTTTCTCCGAAGCGGATCATAAAATGACCCTTAGGCTCGCCGGTGCACGTTATGGGGTGCGGGTGCCCGTTATCTGAAATTCGCCAGGCAATTACTGGGGATTCCGAATAATCCCCGACCTTTCCACCGCCCTCTCTTGCATCTATATAAATTGGCTCAAGAACCCATGCGCTTACGGTTGTTGCAATCACGTTCATTTTCATTCCTTTATTTTTGAATTTGTGTATTCCTCAACCCAATCCACCGCCTCCACCAGCCGCTGCCGCACGTTTGGCGGCATGGCCTTGATGGCGTCTTGAATTTCCCGGATGTCGCTGGTTGGCCGCTTGAACAGCCCGCCAGCAATCAGCAGCCGTTCGCGTTTGCGCTGCTTGTCTTGTTCTTGCATTTCCACTCCTGCAATCATGCAGCGATTCGCATAGCAAGCAGATCCTCAACCAGTGTTCTTGCCCTGATCTTGGGCCTTGGCCAGCGGGCGCGTTCGCCCTTGTTTATACATTTCGCAGATTTTTTGAGTTTACGAATTGCTGTAACTTCAATCTGCCTAATACGTTCGCTTGTAACGCGAAGTTTTGAAGCCAAACTCTCCAGTGTTGCGCCCAGCAAAATCCTCTCAATAAATATACGGCGCTGCACATCATTAAGGTCTGACAAGTCCCAAATTTTGTGCATGTAGTCTTTCGCTTCAAAATCCACCTCATAAAAGTTTATTGGGTCGCTATTCAGCGCGGGAATATCGTGCAACTCGTCGTTCCTAGATAACCAGATCCCATAAACCTCGCGGTTTATATCTTTTGTTCCAATTTTCCCATATACAGATGGTAAATTGCCGCTCATCGCCAGCTTTTTACCTTTCATATTTCTGCCTCTGCTTTCAACGAATTAGGCCCGCAAACGGGTTCAGCGATGCCGAAACCTGTTTGCGCGCTTTGCCTGCCCTGATCTTTTGCGCCAAGCTGCGGCTGATGCCCATTTCATCCGCCAAATGCGCAGCGGGGCGCGGGTCGGTCAAGATGCGGTGCACCATTTCGTCGGTGGCCTTGGCGCGGCCTGCAGCGGCTCGCTGGAGTGCGGCCAGATAGGTGGGCGCTTGGTAGTTGTTGGCCCGCCACATTGTGGCCAAAGCCTTTTTGGCGCAAACAGCCTTCAGGTGCGCGGGGTTGCAGCAAATTGGGTTGCCACATGTGGTTTTGGTGTGCCACTCAAACGCCGGAGCCATGCCCGACAGCTCGATCACCAGCCGCTGCACATAAACCGGCGCGCCGTCATGCCGCGCCATGGGCCGCTGGTCCTTGTTGACGTATTGCTGCCACTCATGGCACTCACCCACGGGCTCGCACCGATCAAAGATCGTGTCCAGCGTGAGCGATTGGCGGCGACGTTTGCTCATTTGCCGATGGCCCCCAAAATCCGGCACAAATGCTCGGCCTGGCTGATGGCATCGTCGCGCGCGTGGTGGTGCGTGCCGCTGCGCTCCATCTTCACTTCGGGGTACAGGCTTTTGATGGTGCGGTAGCAGCGGTTGTTGAACGTGCCCCAAGGCTGATCCAGCAGGGCCCGCTTGTAGGCGTTGGCCAAAATTACGTTGTCAAAGTCAGCGCCGTTTCCCCACACTTTGACCTTTTTGGGGTCCGTGCCAGCCACGTTGGCCACCCACATCGAAAACTCGGTCAACGCTGCATAGATTGGTATTGCATCCGCCTCTTTGCTGAACAGTGAGCGCGCCTCGTGCTCTTGCTGCAGCCGCCATTGCACGGTGCCCGCATCCATGTCGCCGCCACATTCAACTGATGACGCCAGCGACACGGGCGCATAAAACGAATCACCCAACACTCGCCGCTCATGCGGGCAAAACGCCGCGGCCCCAATGGCCACAATCGCCGCATTCGGGCCATTGCCCATGGTTTCCAGGTCAAGCATGATTTCAAACATTGGCGGCTTTCGGCGGGTTAATGGTGGTGCTGTGTTTTCGGCCAAAAAGCCGCGCATCGACGTTCACGTAAAAATCCCAGCCAGTTTCGCGCTTGATCCACATGGCGCGCAGCTCTTTGCGGGTCAAAGGCGCTTCGCGGCCGGGGCCATTTGGCCCCAGGGTCCGCACAAGGTGCGCCAGCGTGCAATTGTCGCCGTCCGCAAGGTGCAGGTTTTCCTGAACGGTTTTGCTGATGGCTTGCAGCAGCTCTGCATTTGCGCATTCAAGCCGGTCAATTTCACGCAGCATGTCTGTGTGCAGCGGGCGATAAGGGAGGGCTTGGTCATGGCTGGCCTTTCTTGTGCCGTGGCGGGTTTCAATGGCCCGGACAAATCGGTCTATGCTGTCTTCTGGGCCGCCTTCGGCAACTTGTTTGCTGATAGCCGTGATCTGCACATCCGTCAGCGGCACAGGTGCTGGCTGTGCTGCGGGTGTGGTGGTGAGCATTGCTCTTGCAAAATTGACAAGCTGGGCATGGTTGCCGCGCACGGTGTAAAGCATGTTTGGCGCTGGACTAAGGTCAAAGCCGCTTTGTTTTGCTTTCTCGGTTACAAGATCATCCGATGGCCATCCTTTGGGCACAGGTGCTGGCTGTGCATCAATATGCTCCAAGCATTTACTCAAACCAAAATACAAGTTGCCATTGTCCACTTGAGAATCTGGCGTTCCGTATTCAGCAGCAATTTTTCGGGCCTCTAACAAATTAACAGGCTCTTGTGCTGGCTGTGCGGGTGGGGTGCTCATTGCCTTTTGCATCGCAGCGTAGACCTTGGCAGCTTCGTACCCGTCGATCTTTTTCCCGACAGCATTGGCCCCAATGATGCAGGCCGCAATGGTCGGCTCCTGCTCAGGCGCTGACCGCCCCGCAATCCTCAAAGCCGCATCAATCACCACCAGCACATTCGCATATTCCGCCATCGCATTTCGGTCAATGCCATCCTCAAAAACAATCTCGCCGTTTACGGTCAGGCTTTCGGCCAAGGCCTGGCGGTCGTGTTCGATGAAATCGCGGGCCGCTTTCAGTGCTTCAATCACCATGGTGCTTCTCCTGCGCCTTCGCGCTTTTTTTGGTCGTATGCTTTTTTCTGCGCCGCCGTCCATGGCGTAGCTCCGCCCGGAGGTGGAAATGGCCACACGGCGGCGGTCATGCGCCCGGCTCCGGTGGCGTGCACGTCCAGCCGTTGGCCACCAGGAATGCGCGGGCGCGCTCAATGGCGGGCGGCTCATAGGCGTGGTTGATCGACCACATGCCGCTGTCCGAACTGTAGTCCACCACGCCACGCTGGCGTGGCGTTTTCAGCAGGCCCCAAACCGCTCGGCTGTGCAGGCCCAACACCTCGGCCAGCTGGCTCGTGCTTGCGGGCGATTCGGCCAGCGCTGAAAGCAGCTCGGCGGTTTTGCTGCCGCTTTGCCCGTATTCTGGCTGCGCGCTCACCAGCGAGCCCGGCGCAACAAGCGCGGCCCACAGGTTGCAGATGGATGTGGCTTGCACGGCTCAAAACTTCCACTTATACGACAAATCAACCCCGCCATTGACACCCGGGGCAATCGCCCAGCCCGTGCCAGCAGCAGCCAAGCACCCGGCAATGGCGGTTACAGCAAAGTCTTTGCCGCTGGCAGTGTGCTTGGCTTTGTGCTGGCTGTCGTACAGCTCTTTGGCCAAGCCCACGCCCGCAGCGGCGGCGCAGCCGTGCACCGCTTTGCCAGTGGCCAGCGTGGTCAACGAACCAATGGCCGCGCCGCCAATGGCGTGCAACTCTTTGTCGCGGCCAGTCCATGAATCAGCTTGTGCGGCGGCGCTGGTGGCAATAGTTAGCGCGAAGATAAAAAAACGTGTCATTTGGGGCTCCTGTGTTGGTGCGCCTAAATTGTAAACCACTTTTCTAACCGTTTGCAAGTTTTTTTCTACAAACGCGACATCCACTCACTCGACGCAAAATTGCTGCGTCTTTGCGGCTTGGGCTTAGGCGGTGCAGCCACGGGCTGTGGCGCAGGCGGTGGCGGGGCTTGGTGCCCCGCTGTCACCGGGTCGCGCACCTCGATCTGCCCCGGCTCCAACAGGCCAGCAGCGGGCGGCGTCTCGGGCGCTCGGGCCGGGGCAGGCTTTGCACCCAGCAGCGGCCCAAACGGCAGGCCAAACAGGTCAGGCCTTAAATCGTTGTCCAGCTTGCTCCATTGGGCATCGGTCATCTTGTAATGGTCAAGCATGTGGCTGCAAAATATACTGTAAACCGTACAGTCCAACGCCTCGTTCCTGTCCGAAACCTTCACCCATCGGTACTTTGTGCCACTGGCCATGCGCACCTGTTTGCGCACCTCGGCCGTGATGCCGTTGTAAAACTCAGGCGGCAAGTGTTTGCTGAAGTGCACATAACCCGCGCCAGGCTGCGTGACCTTCAGGCGGCCAAAGAACAGGTCTTTGGCCGTGTCGGTGCCCACCATCCACAGCTTCACGCCGTTCTTGATGATGCGCCCGCGCCAGTTCACGTCTTGGCTGCTGGCCCGGCCCTTGACCGGCTTGTTTTCTTGGCTGTCGCCCTTGATGGCGTAATAACGCTTGCCGCTGTTGTTGCGGCAAAAGTTGTATGCTTGGTGCGTGAAGTGCCCACCCGTGTCCACCGCAGCCGCCGACACCTTCATGGGCGCACCGCCAATATGTTGCAGGGGCTGCTGCAGGTAGTCATCCACCTTTTGCCATTCGCGTTCGTCGGCTGGGTTGCCATCAATCACCTGCCAGTCAACCGCCCACATCTCTTCACCGCGCCCAATGGCCCAAATGACAATCGCCCACCACTTGTCCTGCACGTCAACGCCCGCCACCAGCTGTAGGCCACCCATGGGCACCACGCGCAGCGGGTAGTCTTCGGCCCTGGCCAGCAGCGCGTGCACATCGGCCTTTTCGCTTTCCTCTTCCCACGTCTCGCCCAGCGTCTCGTTCACAAAGCCTTCCAGCGGGGCCTTGTCGCCGCTTTTGGCGGATCTCACACACTCCAAAAACTGGCGCACGATTGCGCCCCAGGTGGTTTGCGGGCTGTACGCCGTCCACACATGGAAAGCCACATGCCGGGGCGGCTTCAGCAGCGGCGCGCCCGTGCCGTCTGTCCATTGGTATTGTGGCCGGTGCTGCGCCCGGTAGTTGCCGCACTCGCTTACCCACACCCCGCTGTCGGCAATGCGCAAATAATGGTCTTGCGTGATCTTGCCGTGGCAATGCGGGCAAACATGGTGCGCCGTGCCCTCGGGGTCGTGGTGGTCCCACTTGATGCCGTGCTTCACATCCTTGCCGCCCCACATCAGCGGATGCTCCACATGGCAATGCGGGCACTCGATCACAAAGCGCATGCGGGCATCGGCGGCGGCTTCGCGCTTTTCAATGTGACTCAGGCCCTTCACACGCGGCGTGGTGCCGCAAATGATCTTGGGGTACGTAGCCCCCTCCAGCCGCTTGTGCGCCAGCGTGAACGGGTCGGCTGATTTTTCAATCTTCTGGTCGAACTGGTCAAACTCGTCCAGCAGCGCACACTGCAAAGTCATGCGCCGGTAATTGCCCGCGCTGGTGCCGCCCTTCAGGTACAGCAGCGAACCCAAAAACTTTTTCATGTTTAGCGTGTTGGCCTTGCTCTTGGCCATGAACACGGGGAACACCTCGCGCATCACCTTCACATCGCGCAACGCGGGCTCCACCTCGCTCTTGCAAAACTCGTCACTGTCCGCATCTGTCGGCTGCCACAGGCACTGGTTGCGCCGCTTGTGGTGCGAAAAGTAAAGCATGATCGACACCAGCATCTTGCTGTAGCCAACCCGCGCCGACTTGCGCAGGTCCACCTCTTCGATGTCATCGTCACCCATGGCCGACAACATCACCCGCTGAAACGGGTAAGACTCCCACCGCTTCTCGCCCTGGCTGCTCTCGGCCGACAGGTAAAAATGCCGATTCGCCCACTCATCCCCCGTCAAAGGCTCCGGCGTCTTCAGCGACTCCATGCCCCGCGACACAGCCGCCCGAATGCTGCGCTGCAGCTCATGGAAAACGTGCGACCAGGTTTGAGCAAACGGGTTTTGCATGGGTCAAAAAAGCGAGTCTTGCGCCTGCGTCTCGGCCGCGCAATGCGGGCTGCACCAAATCGTTTCACTGGCGCTGTTGGCCACGGCCTCATCGGTGGTGGCATAGCCCTTGCGCGCCGCCCACTTGCGCTCGGTCCAGCCCTTGGTCAGCAGCGCGTCATGCTCCCCGGCGTGGCCACAAATCACAATGCGCAGCTTGGAGTTGTCGCCATTGGCAGCGCACCACCCCTGCACCTCGGCGGGCAAGTTGGTGCCCACGCCGCCCGCCGCGTAGTCCATCGCGCCCTTGAAATACGGCGGGTCCAAAAACACGCCAGTCAGGCCATGCCGCACCGTCACAGAATCCTTGACCACCCGCGACCAATCGCCACAGGTTACGCGCACATCACGAAGGCGGGCATGCAAGGCCGTAAACCACGAATGAATGAAGGCGCTGCGCCCTGCATCGGCTTGGCGATTGATGCCCCGCCCGGCATCGCCAAGGTGCGGGAGTTTGTCGCGCACGCCACCGCTGCCGGTCTTCTTCGCAAACTTGCCATCATCGCCAAGCGCCCAGGGCCCATCGCCGGTGCACCAGCCCGAACCAATCCAATTGCACGCGCCCCAGCACCACCACCCCGCCATCTTGGCGTCAAAGTATTCCGGGTCGGCGTGCAGCCTGTCGGTCAGCTCTTGCGCATGGCGAACCAGCCATGAGTGGCGGGCAAAGAGGTCGTTTTCATTGCAAGGCCAATCCGCATGATGCTCCACGGCCTCCGGGTCAGCATGAATCGCCCGCCAAAAGTTGGCCACAAAGCCATCGGCATCGTTGATCGTCTCAATCCGCTTGCCATCCGGCGCACCCAAAAGCATGGCCGCACTGCCCGCAAACGGCTCCACGTAGTTTTGCACCTCACCAAAAGCGCGCCAAACCACATCACACGCCCCCGACTTACCGCCAAACCACGGAAAAGGCGCAGCCAGCGCGCCCAATTGACTTGTCGGTGCACTCATTGGTCATCCTCAAATGCTTCATCATCCAGCCCATCCAGCCCTTGGTCCACCGGCTGCTCGGCCTCGGGCTGTGCGCTTTCTTCGGCCACGTCCAGCACGGCCAGCGATGCCCCAGCCGCAATGTCGCAGGCCTTCGACACCTCCAACTGGATCAGCTTCAAATCTTCGGGCGTCAGGTGCGGGCAAAGCCGGTGCAGGTTCACATGCAGCGGCTCCAACACGCCCACCACCGACCGCCCAACCGTGGCCAGCACCTGCTCCAACAGTTGCACGGGCGCATATTCGCGCCTCTCAAGCGCCAGCTTAATCTCGGCCCGCTCACGGCTCACCCGCGCCAGCTCCGACCGCTGAAACGCCAGCTCCCCGTCCATGCCGCGCCCAGCCGCCTGCTCGCGCAAATGGCTGATGTACGTGCCCAGCCACTCCCCGCAAGCCTGCCCCGGCTTGATCACATCGCGCTGCAGCAGGTCAGACACCGCAGGCTGACTGATGCCCACCAACTCCCCAAACTCGGTTTGGGTCATGATGCGGGTCAGGTCAATGGTGGTGCTCATGCGTTCGATTGTAAGGGGTTTTCACGCGCAAAGAAAACGCCGGGTCTTTGCTTTTTGCGCGCCCAACTTGCCACCCTCGGCGGCCAGCTTGCCACCTTGCCAAACCATACCCGCCCAGCTTGCTACCTTGGCCAAGTCCTTAGCGCCCCTTCTTCCACGCCTCATAGATCGCAAACCGCGCCTTTCGCTGAAACAGCGCCTCCACATCTGCCTGCCGCGCAATCCGCTCAAAGTCCAGCCGGGGCGCATACACCCCGCGCCTGGTGAAGATCAGCACCGGCCGAATGTCCGACCCATGAATCCCGGACCGCGCATAAATCCCCGGCTGCAGGTGCCGCGCCCGGTTCTTACCATCAGTCCGCTCGCCGTTAGACACAAAGAACTCCACGCCCCGCGTGAGCTTCAGCGGTTTGCGTGTGCGGGTTGAACTGAACCGGGTGATGTCCGCCATGCGCGCCTTTTTCTTGGGCCCCATGTTGGCCCGGTAGCCCTGCTCGCCAAACGCCTGAAAGTAGCTCATGAGCGTTTGGATGAATGACGCATTCAGGTTGCCGTGCCCGTCATCACTGCCAGGGTAAGGCCGCTTGGGGATGGCGGTTTGCATGCCCACCGGCAAGATGCCCACGCGCCGCAGGGCAATCTCAGACCGCTTGTCACGCCGCCCGCCGCCAGTCACCTCGGCCTTCAGGTACTTTTGCGGGTCAATGCCCTTGCCGCCCAGGTAGGTCGGCGCAATTTCAGCCTGCAGCTTTTGAGGCGTGGCCGGAAACACTTTCACGCTGCGCAAGGTGTAATCGGCCGGCCTGTCAAAGATGCTCGACATCTCGGTCTTGGTTGACTTTCGCAGGGTCAGCGCCGTGTCGTTCAGCGCTTTGGTCAACAAATCTGGCAGCGCATCGCGCCCCAAAGCCGCCAGCTTGGCCGCCGTTTTCTCGGTGTTCACAAATTCAAAATTCATCAAAGCCATCGCCGCCCCTCAAAAGTCAGTGCCCAATTGTCGCACCACCCCCAAAAAGCACCAACCCCACCCCCAAGCCAGCAGGTATAACCCCCTTACAAACCCCCCGAAACTAGCGAAACATCGAGGC